GCGACATCTTGCATCTTCTTCATGACTTGTCTTCTTTCTTGGTTAGTGCGCCAACCAAATGAAGAGCCAATGTCCCAACCGTCACCCAGATGGCAAGTTGCTGGGTGAACCCAGACAACGTGCCAATCGTGATGATGGATGCGCCGATAGTCCAGAGGAGTGCGTGAATCTCGCCCCAGAATCTCATTGTCGTCTCCGTAAAGTAGGCGCAGGACTTGCCGCTAATAGTACCGCACCCAACGCAACTAACGCACGACGCTCAGACACAGGGATGCGCGAATCGAACGGAACATAACTATCGGCGAACCCTGAGAAGATATTCAACACCGACTCAAACGCTTGACGCACCGAAGGAGGTGCATCTTGAACCGCAGCCACAACCTCAGCAGCTTGCTCCACAGACAACTCATCTGTGCTGATCTCACCGAACAATGCTTCAGCCTGGTCACTGGTGATGGCGGCCAAGACGGCGGGGCTGGAGACGAATGCGGCGGCTTGGCTGGTGTCTAGGTCTTTGGTGATGAGGTCGTCGACTAGGGCAACGATTTGTTCTTCGGTTGCTTCTGAGAGCTGTTCGATGACGGCATCAAACTGTTCTACGGTCAGGGCTTCTTTCACGTCTGGTGGGGCTGGGGCGGTGTCGGGTGGCGGTGGCGCGGTGTCGGGGATTGGGAGCGTCTCGGGGGCTTGTGGCGCGTCTGGTGGGCTTGTGTCGTCAGGCAACGGTAGGGTGATGGCTGGTTCTTCTACCGTGTCGGGAGGTTGTGATGCTGTTTCTGGTGGAATTGGTTGTGTCTCTGGTGGTGTGGGTTCCGTATCTGGTGGTGCTGGCATCGTTGTGGGTGGTGGCGGAACCGTTGCAGGTGGCTGCGCTACTGGTGGCGATTCGGGTTCTGTGGTGGTCGTGGTTTCAGGCACCGTCGAGGTGGTCGTAGTTGAAGACGTTGTTGATTGTTGTGGCGTGGTCGTCGTTGATTCTGTTGATGTTGTTTGGGGTAAGGAAGAAGTAGTTGACTCAGCCACAGTCGTTGTGGACACATCGGTTGTCGTTGAGGCCACAACGCTTGTGGTGAACGCTTCGTCCGGCACAATCTCCCAGTCGCCGTTATCAATCTTCCAAGCCAACATCAGGCATGCACCACCGCCATGCTCATACGCAAAGAGTTGAAGCGGGACACTTGCAGCCTGAAGGCTGAGATTCCCAGACATCGTCCAGGTGCAGCCCTGGTCATACCAAACACCAAACGTGTTGCCACCAATCGTGATCTCACCACCATCATCCGAAGCCAACATGAACTCAATCGACTCATGCACAGGGATCGAGATGAATCCCGTTAGATGCACCATGAACAGATCATCAGGACAACCCTCAACAGGCTCACCGTCATAGCTGCGGTTGATGTTGTTCTCCAACTCACTCGCACACAACGTGTACAACGAAGTTGACTGCTGAGGCGGTATCTCGTCTATGACGTAGTAAGAGGCATCCAAGCCTTCAACCGCATCAGCACGAGCAACGAACGGAAAGAAAGAAAGTAGAACCGCAGGGAGAACTATCAGCCAGCGTGTGAACCGCACATCACTCAGCCGAGTAATGCGGCGGCTTCATTTGCTGTTAGTCCAAGTTTGTCGAGGACTGCTTGCCGTGAGGCTGCTTTAGCGGCTTGTGCTTCGGCTTGCGTTTTGGCTTCGTCAGCGTCCGTTAACCATTGTTCATACTCGCTATCGGTCATTTGTCGTTTATTTTGACCGTCAAAAATATTTGGTTTTGTCATAATTTAACTTTCTGAGTATCCGTAAACTCGATAAACCCCTGTAAGCGACGACGCAACGCTAGAAATCAAACTAAAACTATCCATTTGTAATGCTACTGCATTGTAATACTGACCATTTATTGAACGACCTTTAATACCCGCTGGCGCGACGCCGTCAGAGCTAACCATACTGCCTTGAATATTTTTGTAACTTGATGAAACTTGTGGCGAAATAAAATCAAGCACAAGCGACATTTGCGAATTGCTTTGACCTAATGCAAACGAAGTTGAAGCATTGTTTAACAAATTTGCTGTATTACCAGCAAAATCTAGACCTGTGCTCATTTGGTAATAACCGCTATCGCTTCTGTCTGTTCCGGATACCCTCACTCGACCGGTCAAAGTAGCAAGACTTGTTACCGCGGTTACTTCTAAAATCATTCTGTAATTTCTATAAGTGCTTGTAAATGTGTTTGTAGCCAATGAAACACTTGTCGCGGCAGCAAATGTTCCGCTTGTAACAAAATTAAAACCACTAGTGCCTACTGACTGCCACGCCGCACCATCATAATACTGCGTCGTATTTGAATCCTCAAGATAAGCGAACTGGCCTTCTGCCAAAGTCTTCTCGCCACTACCGCCGAAAGCGTCATTGCGTGTCGCTGTACCGCTGAATACCGGTATGCCATTTGAAAGCAGATTTTGATTTGCTGCGGTCAAAACTTCCGCTGATGCGAAAGTCGGAACCTTAGTCTGTGCATTTGCGCCCATGATGCTCCTATCCTAGTCCAACGGTTGCGTCGTCAAGTTGCGACGTGTCAAGTATAAACGCTGTGATCAAATCAATCTTGCCGAAGCCGATATTCACTTCATGTCTGGCAGGGCTGAGGCGATGTTGGATGGATTCGACAACCACATTCTGGGTGACGGTCAACGGCACACCGCTGGTGAATACTCGGGTCACTGACAGAATGTCACCAATCTCCAAAGCTGCGATCTGTTCCTGTTGTGCAGCCGTCAACATGTTGACCAGAACCGAAGCCTCCGAGAACCTCACCTCCGGCTCACTGAACCTACCAACCAGGTTCGTAGCCAAAGCCGACCCAGCCGCCGCTGTATCCAACGGGATATCAGTCAACGAGAAAGTCTTGATCCCGTACTCGGTTTGACTGGCCGTACCATTCGCCACACTCGACACCGTCCCACCAGATATCTGCACCGTTGCACGGTTCACCACCGTCTCGGCACCATAAATGTTTGACAACGACTGAATCGGAATGGCACCAACCGCAGTCCCACCAAGACTTGCCACAGCCGTCCCAAACGAAGTGGACACACGCGCATCAAAGTTGATGTTCCCAGACCTGTCAGCGAACAAGCGACCATCCTCAGCGAACTGCACAGCCTGCAAAGCCGCCAACGCATTCGTCGCATCCTCATACGCAACCGACCCACACGTTGCGACACCAGTAGAGATCGACCGCAACGCTGTAGACCAAGCCACCTCACTCCTGTTCAGAATGGTGTTGACTCGGGCTGAGGTGAGTTCAGCTGATGGGGTGAATGCGGTGAGTGTCGTTTGTGATAGTTGGGCTAGGGCATCGACACCGAGGATGGTGGCTGTTGAGAGTTGTGGTTCCGCATAGTCAATGTTGAGGTCGAAGACGTAGCCTGAGAACATTGCAGCTGTGCCAGCGGTGCCACCGTACACCTGCACTTGGCGACGTGGAGCAATACCCAACGCACCCTGATACCAAGGTGAGTCGGTGTTCAGTGGGTCAAACTGGCGGCCTGAAGCCTGATCGTTCGCAACGATGTTCAGTGTGCCTGCGTTGAAAGTGTCCAGCTGGGTTTGACGGCCACGATTGATGTTCACTGCTTGCACATATTCGGTGATGTCCACAAAGTCTGTTGAACCATCCAGCGTGTCACCGCCATCCAATGTCGATGAATCAAGTGTGAATGCGTCAGCAAGGAAGCCAACATCCAACAACACCTTGACCGTTTCCCCCCACTTCATCACCTTCGCCATCAGCCGAATGTCCCCGTGAACGGGTTCCCTCCATTGTTCCTGGCACGACGATTCAGAATGTCCTGAATCTCCTGAGCAACCTGATCAGGACTAGACACCAACCCAGCATTCACCACCACATTTGTTTGACCACGATAGATGTCAGCCATGCCACCACTAGCGTTCCCAGCCACCGTAGAAGGGACAGAACCCGAGAACTCTGACATCGGATTATTCGCAGCAATCTTTGGATACAACTTCGCCAACTCCCCACGCTTCTCATCAGCATCATTCAAACGCTCCTGCGCCTCAGCCTCACGGAAAATCGCATCAGCAACAGCATCAGAAGCCTCACTCTGCTTCTTCTTCGCCTCGTTGACCTCAAGCAAAGCATCCTTATACACCTTCGTCGTGGCAGTCGCGCCAGAGATAGCCTCATCCAACAAATCATTCTTCTCAATCAACTCACCAGTCGCATCAGTCTGCTCATCAATCGAATCCTTCAAAGCCAACTTCGCCTCAGCCAACGCAATCTCAGCCTCACGAATAGCCTTCGCAGAAGACTCAGGGTCTTTACGAACCTTCGCCAACTCCAACTCAGCATCCGTCACCGCATAAGTTGCTTGCTCAATCCGATACCCAGCCCGCTCAACACCACGCTGCGCCTTATCCAAAGCAACCGCAGCCGCCTTAGCCTGTGGAGAATCAGCACCGAACCCAGCAGTGATCTGTGCCAATTTCGCTTCCGCTGTAGCCAAATCAGTGTCAGCCTGAGCCTTCGCCTCGTTAGCCCGCTTGGAATCCTTTTGCGCCTGTGTAAACGCCCTGGACGCATTCGTTGAAGCCCGCATCGCATCCGTGTACTTCTCCAACTTCTGCTTCGCAGTTTCCACAGCCTTAGCCGCACCACCAGTCGCCTTAGTCGTCTCCTCCTGTTCCACCTTTCCAGTCCGAATGACCTTGCCAACACGCTCCGCATTCCGAACCTGCTGCTCAGTAGTGCGATTGCTAGAGAACTTCAACGCATCCAACTCCAACCGAGCCGTCCTCACACCATTCGCCAAATCGTAGAACAGTTGATCCGCACCAGCGAGTTGCTCATCAATACGGTCACCCACGTTGCTAGCAGCGATACCAACCGCAGCCGACTTGAACGCACCAGACACGTTGCGTGACAGAGCTGACGCAATGATTCCGACC